TTCTGGTCAACTGGTGCTTGGGAAGATCAAGATGCTGGGGGAGGCATAACTTTAACCGTAGACAGCGGCAATTATTCTACAAATGGCACTGACACATCTGTAAACGCTAATTTTAAAACGGGATCAGCAAGCGGTAATTATTTGTTAACAGGTGCAGAAACTACATTAAAAGCATCTTTAAACATAACGACAACAGAAGGCGCATATAGTTTAACAGGGTCTTTAGCTAATTTATTAATTGCTAGAAAGCTATTAACGGAAACAGGATCTTATAATTTAACCGGCACTGATGTTACATTAACAGTCTCAACAGCTGGCGAAATTCTAGTTATTGATTCAGGTGTATACTTATTATCAGGAACAGAGACTATATTAAAGGCGGATTTGAATATAAAGCCGTTAAACGGCAATTACTCTTATGTAGGAGCTAACACGCCTATACGGTTTAACTCTAAAATCCATATTGACTCCGGCACATACGCATTGACAGGCACGGGTTTAAATTTATTTACGCATTATGGTATACTTACGCAAAGCGCCAATTACTCGGTTGCTGGCGCGTTTGTTGCGCTTAAATACTCGGGAGATATAGCTCAAAAAATCGGAGTAGTAACATCGTCTTTCGCTGATGAAGTAGTAACATCGTCTTTCGCTGATAATGATATTAGCGTAGGGTATAAACTAAACACAATTACAGTAACATTTAAGGGTTAACAATGGCAGCTTATAATAAATTTAATCAGTATGTAGAAGATATAAACAACGGTGTGCATAACTTAGGCGGCGACACGTTAAAGTTTTTACTAACCAACACAGCGCCGACAGCGGGGAATGAAGTTAAAGCAAATTTGACAGAAATTAGCACAGGCAGCGGATACGCGGCAGGCGGCGCAGTTTTAGGTATTACAAGCTCAACGCAAACGGCAGGAACATATTCTTTAGTGCCAAGTGGTGATGTAGTTTTTACAGCGTCAGGCGGTTCAATAGGACCATTTAGGTATGTTGTTTTATATAACGACACACCAACAAGCCCAGCAGATCCGCTCATTAGCTGGTATGATCGAGGCTCAAGTGTGACTCTACTGGACGGTGAGACTTTTACTGTTGACGTACAAGCAACTATAAACACTATGGTATAAAAATATAATTCGATACAGCTTGTGGTCGTATCAAAAAAATTAGGTGCGACATGCAAGTTGGCGAATGGAATTTTGAAATAGTACAGGTACGATGCAGAAAAGTAGAAAATTATGGTGATGCGTACAAAGCGGTGGCATCAATATCAATAGTAGACGGGGAAGCGCACGTTGAAGGCTTGTTGTCTACTGTTGGTTTCTCTAAAGAAGATAAAAAAGATATAGCTAATTATTTAATATCAATTGGCTATAATTATTACGTAAGTAGTTATTTTATCGGTGATAAGAGAATAACTAGAAAAATAAAAATATAGTCGCCCCAGTGGGGTAATCATCAAAAGCAGGGCTAATGATGTCAAAACTAACAGCAAAGCAACAAAGATTTTGCGAAGAATACCTTATAGATTTAAACGCGACGCAAGCGGCTATCCGCGCGGGCTACTCAAAAAAGACAGCGGGAACGATCAGCACTGAGAACATGCAAAAACCGTTAATTACGGATCTGATAACAAAACTCAAACAAGAAAGGGCAGAAATTACAGGTATAAACGCAGCCTATGTGCTTAAAATGAGTGATGAACTGTTAAAGCGATGTATGTCAGAAGGTGCGGATTTTAACGCAGCAGGGGCGGGCAAAGCGCTTGATTTAATTGGTAAACATATAGACGTGCAAGCGTTTAACGAGAAAACCACAGTCGAGGCCAGCGTAAAAGTAAAATCATTTAGTGACATGTATGGCGACACTTAATCCTAATTTAAAAGATTTTTGGGTCGACGATAGCGGCAAGCTAATCCAAGCGCGAAACAGGGTTTTGCATGGTGGCAGGGCCTCGAGTAAATCATGGGAGCTTGCCGGGCGAATAGCACAGATAGCACAAGAATATAAAACGCGCGTTTTGTGTGTTCGTCGTTTTCAAAATAAAATAAAAGAATCAGTTTACACACTGATTAAAGATCAGATTGATAATTTTGAATTCGGCGGTTATAGAAAACTAGCAACAACTATAGAGCATGAAAACGGTAGCGAGTTTGTTTTTTACGGTATAGAGCGCAACATCGACGAAATAAAGTCATTTGAGGGTGCGGACGTGTTATGGGTCGAAGAGGCGCACAATTTAACGCGGGAACAATGGGAAATACTAGAACCGACGATCAGGAAGCAAGGCTCTGAAATTTGGCTGAGCTTTAACCCCAGATTAGTAACAGACTTTATCTGGCAAAACTTTATAGTTAACACGCCGAGCAATACGGTGGTGAAGCAGATCAATTACACAGATAACCCGTTTTTATCTGACACGCTAAAAGAAAAAATAGAAGAACTAAAAGTAAAAGACGTAGAGCGATATAACCATATTTATTTGGGCGCTCCGTTGTCTGATGACGATGCGGTTATAATCAAACGTTCTTGGGTCGAGGCGGCTATTGATTTTCACCTTAAATATGATGGTAACATGCAAGGCGCAAAAGTGGTTGGCTATGATGTTGCAGACAGTGGCGACGATAAAAACGCAGTGGCAATTTGTGATGGTACGATAATAACCGACTGTTACGAATGGCAAGGCGGCGAAAACGAGTTAAAGAAAAGCGCTGACAGAGTACGAATAGAAGCCATCAAACACAATGCTAATGTTATTTATGATAGTATAGGCGTTGGCGCCCACACTGGCAGCACATTACAAGCAGCGGGTTTTAATAATTTCGCGGGGTTTAATGCGGGCGGTAAAGTCATGAAGCCGACTTATAAATATAACGGAGTTAAACAGCGCGAATATTTTAGCAATATCAAAGCGCAGGCATGGTGGCTAGTAGCTGACAGACTTAGAAACACGTATGATTATTTGCACAATGGTAATAAAAATTACTCTAGTGATGAGTTAATCAGTATCAGCTCTAAAATTAATAATATCGAATCATTGATAGCAGAGCTAACAACACCCAGACGCGACTTTGACAAGGCGGGGCGCGTAAAAGTTGAAAGCAAAGATGATTTAAAAAAGCGTGATGTTAAGTCACCAAATAAGGCTGACGCTTTTATAATGGCGCTTAGCGTATCATTGACAAACAGCAATAGAGTTTCAAATCTAAACTTTACAGGATTTTAAAAGATGCCAATTAACACAAAATACAACGGCTATAATTTAGCTATAGAAAAAACTGCAAGAGTACGCGATTTTGCCGATGGCGAATTTACGATCAAAGCCAAAAACGAGAAGTATTTGCCCAGGCTATCCGGTCAAAACAACGACGATTATAACGCTTATTTGTCGCGCGGTTTTATAGTTCCTGCGGTTGAACCAACGGCGCTAGCTATAAGTGGCGCTATCATGCGTAAACCACCAGAGTTTGAACCGACTGGCAATCTAAGCTATTTAGTTGATGACATAGACGGTTACGAAACAAGCTGTAATAAGTTTGTCGAGGGTATAATTAAAGAATTGTTGTATGCAGGCAGCGCGGGCTATTTAATAGAGTTTGAAGACAAAGCAGTTGTTAAGCAATACACAAAAGAAAACATTATAAACGTATCGCCAGATTACATTATTTTAGCGCAAGAGTACGTGATCCAAAACGACAAAGACAGGTACGAACAAGAAACAAAAACCGAGTATTTAGAGCTTACTTTTGACGATGACGGGCGCTATATCCAAAACTTATGGCGAGAAGGAAAAGGGAACGAGGGTTTTACTATTGTTGATACGCAAACGCCGACAAACAGAGGTGAAGCGCTATATAGTATCCCCTTTGTTTTTTCTGATGTATTAGACGCAGATCCAACGCTGCTACACTTAGCCAATGTTAACTTAGATCAATATAGAATGAGTACAGACCAGCGTCACGGTTTACACTGGACAGCGCTCCCGACTTTTCTTTTGTTCGGTGATTTACGCGACGAAAACGGTAATAAAAAACAGATTAAAGTCGGTGCGGGCTGCGCCAACCATATAGAAGATGTAGACGCAAGGGCGGAGCTATTAGAGTTTAGCGGTGCGGGTTTAGGCGCGTTAAAAGATGTTATTGATGACAATGTACAAACAATGGCCAGTATAGGTGCTAAAATGTTGTTGGGTGGCAGTAATGGAGTAAAAGCGGCAGAGACCGCGCGAATTGAAGCGTCGAGCGAGACAGCTACACTTTCAACGCTTGCCAACTCTATTGACAGCACAATGAAAGCATTACTGGAAATACTAGCGCAATGGCAGGGCGCAACAGCACCAGAATACAAAGTAAACAGAGACTTTATCGACACTAATTTAGATTCCCAAACGCTACTAGCATATTTACAGGTTTACCAAAGCGGTGGTATGAGCTTGGATTCTTTCTTGAGCTTGTTAGTTAAAGGTGAGCTTTTGCCTAAAAACGTCAGCGCAGAAGACGAGGCCGACAGAATAGCGACTACGGGTAATGATTTCGACCTGGGAGAAGATGATGAAGAAGATCCGCAACTTTAAATGTAAAACGGGCGCAATCATTGAGCGACTAGCAAAAGATGATTGCAAAAGCACGGTATGCAAATGCGGCGAGGTAGCCATTAAAACTATCAGCGCCGCGCGTTATTTCTCTAACACAGTGGGAAAATCACCTAGTGCCTAGTCAGAAAGATAAAATAAGCCGTCACGCGCATTATTTAGAAAGTTATTACAACGGTGAAGCCAACAAAGTAGATGCTTTTTTACGTCGTGTAGCTAAGCGTTTGCGCATTAAATTAACGCAAACGCAAACGGTAACATCACAGGCGCGGATCAAAACACTGTTAGACTTTACTGAAAACTTAGTAAAAGAGGAATTAGGCGCGTTTACTGACGGACTACAAGAGCAGATCGAACTGTTCGCAGATAGCGAGGCACAATTCGCAGCGGCAGCAATAAAAGATTTTGAGATGGTTATCCCGTCACCACAACAAACGGCAGCGGCAGTATATGCTAGGCCGTTTAATAACAGACTATTAAAAGACTACTTAAAAGACTTTACGAAAGAGCAAGCAAAAGCCGCTAGGGGCGCTGTCTCAATGGGTTTTTATGAGGGCGCAACAACACAGCAAATAATACGTGATATCGTCGGTACTAAGGCGCAAAACTACAAAAACGGTATTTTAAGCGTAACAAGAACCAGTGCGGAACGCATGGTAAGAACAGCGCTTAACCATACTTCAAATGTGGCGCGGGCCAAGTTATACGACGATAACAGCGACATTGTGCCTTATTACGAATGGGTGTCAACCTTGGACGGGCGCACAAGCCCTATTTGTAGAAGTCGAGACGGTAAAGTTTATAAGATCGGCAAAGGCAAACTACCACCCGCACATCCTAATTGTAGATCAACAACAGCGCCATTATTCGCAGAAGATGTACAGATCAAAGGCGGCGAGTTAGTCTCTAAAATTTCAGAGGGCAAAACCTACAACGAGTGGTTTAAAAAACAGTCTAAAGGTTTTCAGCTAGAAGTACTTGGAAAAACTCGCTATAATTTGTTCGAAAGTGGTGAGCTTACATTAGATAAGTTTACCAACAACAGAGATCAGGCACTAACGCTTGATCAACTTAAAACGAAATACCCGTCAGTGATGGGTGAAATTTAATCGGTGATTAAACAATGTTAAAATATAAAATAGATCCAGAGGCTTTCAGCGCCTTAAACGATGTAGAAAAAACTTTTTACGCACAATCGGGCGACGGTTATCAACTACAAGTCGAGGGCGCAACAGACAAAAGCAAGGTCGATGAATTCAGACAGTCAAACATAAAATTGATGGAAGAAGCAAAAGCTTTTAAAGATGTTGATCTAGACAAATATAACGCGGCAATGGAAAAAGAACGCGCGTTACGCAATAAAGAGCTTATTGATAAGGGCGAGTTTGATACATTGTTGGCTGAACACACTAATACCCTGCAGTCAGATTACGCCGCAAAAATGGAAGCGCTAACGGGTAAATATGACAAATTATCTAGCAGCCATGACGCTACTATTTTAAAGTATGAAATAGAAGGCGCGGCGAATAAAGCCTTTGGCACTCACAAGATACATCCAGAAGCATATACATCATTAATGGCAGAGATCAAAACAAAATTCAGCATTGATAACGGCCAAGCAGTGGCTAAAGAAGGTGATAAAATATTACCTGGTGCAAATGGCAACTTAACTATTGATGAATTTGTGTCATCTCAGCCAGAAAGATTTAAACTTCAGTCTAACGGTGGAGCAGGGGCAGGCAATAACAACACGTCACCCAGGCAGAGCGCACAAACCAGTCAGCAGAAAATCGCGGCGGGTCTTGCTTCAATGATGAAAAATTAGCTATTTGTAAAATAGCGTGTAAATGTTATAATACAGTTAGCTTTACAGTGTAGAGCTAACAACTTACTAAATAAAAGCGGTGCTTTAACGATATTGAAATTTTATCGGGGCATCTTTTTTGCCTTGAAACAAACAACAAAGGCGAAAAATTATGGCTACTCAAACATTAGCGGAAGCGAAAAAACTTATTAACAACGACTTGATTTCAGGCGTTGCAGAAGACATTATTACCACATCACCATCATGGGCGGTTATTCCGTGGACCTCATACGAAGGCCAAGGCTTAATCCATAACCGCGAGAATGCGTTAGGTGATTCACAACATTTAGCAGTTGGTGGCACTATCACAGCTAAAGCGGCTAGTACTACTACACAGCAAGTATTTACATCTACCACTACTATTGGTGATGCTGAGCTAAACGGTTTGGTCGCTGCTCAATCTTCAAGTGCAGGCGTAGATCAAATGGCCGTAGAAGTTAGCTCTAAAGCTAAATCAATCGGTCGTAAACTACAACAAGGCATTGCAACCGGTGACGGTTCGGGCGCAAACCTTAACTCTTTGCACTCATTATGTGACTCTGGACAGTTTACCTCAGCGTCAGCGGGTCAGGCTCTATCATTTGAATTAATGGACGAGCTACTAGACTTAGTTAAGGCTAAAGATGGTGAAGTAGATTACATGATGGCACCAGGTAAAATTTTACGCGCGTATCGTACACTAGTACGTTCATTAGGTGGCGTGAATGAAACAATGGCTTTTGACATGGGCAACGGCCGCACTCGTAATGTAGATGTTTATAACGGCATCCCATTATTTCAAAATGACTATTTATCTGTTGCTGAAACCGCTAACGGTGCAGCGGTTACAGGTGGCGCACTTAGCTCAATGTATGCTGGTGTTTGGGATGACGGATCAAACAAAATCGGTCAATCTATGATTCACCCAGCAGGAACACCAGCGGGGATCGCTGTTGAATCGGTCGGTATCATGGACACGAAAGATGAAAACATCATGCGCGTTAAAAGTTACAGCAACTTTGCCAACTTCAACCGTCGCGGTTTAGCTCGTTTAACATCATTAAACAACTAGAAATAGTTGATATTAAAAGGGCGTTTTATAAGCGCCTTTTATAATATTAATTTGGGGTAAATTATGAAAGTACAATTAGCAAACAAAGAAGTAAACACTAGAGCTTATGGCCTTTTATTTGATGATAATGGCGAGTGTGAAGGCGAAAAAGAGCTTTTTTCATCATTGCTTGATGCAGGCAAGATTGTGGAAGTAAAAGCAAAACAAAAGAAAAAAGCAAAAGAATAATAGGTAGTCGCTAATGTCACAAAATTTAGTAATACCCAACAAAGATAATAAAGTTGTTTTTGTGTTTAACGGCGTAGATTTAACGCTAGCAACAAACATTGTAACCATTTTTGGCGCTGAGTCATACCAGTTAGCTGACGCAGAAGTTAGTGTTGATTCAGCTACTGAGTTAAGTATCGATTTATCAGGTACGGCAGAAGTCGGAAAAATATTTGCAACAGTGACATATTTTGA